TCGAGCTGACCTTCTTTTACTCGCTCTCTCATTGCTCTAAGTTTCCTTTCTGTTATATACGAAATTCTACCAAATGCCGTTCTTGAGTAGCTTATGTATATAGGCGTTTTATCACTGTATGCTATCGCATCACTAGAATGATGTTTTTTGTAATACTTCAAAATAGTGTTAATAGCCTTCTTCGTTTCTTTGTGTTTCTTGTTCATTGTTCTAGGTTTAAGGGGTTAGAATTCATCTGTTTTTGATAAAAGGTTTCTGCCCTCTTTTATCATTTCTTTTAAATTTGCTCCCGATAACATAGATAGATATACATCTATCAACTTTGTATCTAACGATAGCAATACAATCCAAAACGGGTTCTTTGCTTCATTTAAAAAGGGAGTTTTTATATATTCATTATCTAGGTGGTCATCTAAAATGTCCCAAATAGCATCTAACAATTCATGTCTATACATAATATTTGATTTTATAGGATTGTGTCTAATATCATTGATAAATAAATTACTAGCGGCAATGTTGCGATATATAGCAAATGCCTTAGCGTCTCTTTCTGTTTCTTTGTTAGGTTCATTTTATAGAGTGTTAAACATTGCAAACGCTTTAGCCTTCATAATATCTTCTAGCGCTGCTTCTAGTTCTTCTTGACTCATAGAGTCCAATATGTTACTGTTATAGTAAGCATGGATAAGCAAGTGTTCATTTGTTACAAAATTGAACCATAACTCCCTGTCTTTCAGGTGCTTATCAATTTTTTGTCTTGTCGTTTCTTTTGTCATGTCTGTTTTTGTTTGATTAATATGGTGCTAATATATAACTAATTTACATATTACACAAATAATTTAATAAAATACACCCCTTTACTAGATAGGAATTAGTTATTAACAATACGCTTGTTAAAAACTTTTTTATTTTTTTCTTGCTTTTTTGATTTTTACTACTTTGGGAAATAATTTTTAGACACGCCTAAAAATAAATTTAGACACGCCTAAAAATAAATTTCGGTCGGACTAAACGCAACCCCACCCCCTAGCAGAGCCCTAGCAGTTTCACAGCAGTTTCAACAAAATTTTATAAATTACAAAAAAAAAGAGGAGCAGTTTCAGCAACTAAACCTCTTTTTAAACAATGAAACAAACAAACAAACTATAAAGCTTCGTGGCAACTACCACAACGCCTTACATCTGTATCTACTGAAGCTCCACAGCACATACTGTAAACTTCATCATATTCTCTTAAGTAATCATCTATACCGAATGATTCGTAACAATCCCAATCAAGGTCAATCAAATCGTATGCCAATCCTTCGTACTCAATGTAGATGTCTAAATCTTTATCTCCAACCCTAACATCTGAAACATCAAACCCCATTGACTCAAGATGTTTTGTTACATCTTCTTCGCTTGGCATATAACTTACTGTATTGTTCTCTCTGTAATTGCTGTCGCAATATCCTATGTCGCTTCCTGCTCTACTCATATTATCTTTGTTTTTATTGGTTACTTTTTTTTAAACTTTCTGAGGACACCCCCCCCCTACCAAGCCCCTGCCTTTGCCCGTAATTCTTACACAAAGATACAAATAATTTTTTAATTATGCAAATTATTTTATGAAGGCCAAACAACAATAATCATTTGGTGTAGGTTTTCTCTCTCAACAACATATTTATAATTGGCTGAGAAACATTGTACTTTCTTGCGAGTTGACTTTGGTTGATGCCCCCCCCCTTATATTCTTTTCTGATAGCTTGAGCTTCTTCTAGAGTAAACTTTCTTTTAGCATACCCCCCTCCCCTTCTATCTTTTCTTTCAAATGGATTAACGCTCATCTTTTAATATTTCTAATTCAAACTTAAGGTGGTTTATAGCCTTTTCAATATCTTCTATGTGTTTGTCAATATCAGACATCCCCTCCTCTTTTTTCTTGCCACAGCGTAAAAGATATGTTGTTGCAGTTCCAATATTGTAGGAAAGATTAAAACCACTAATAACTTTTCTAGCTTCATAACCATTGTTTCCAATGTAGTAACTTGGTATGTCAATTTCTTTTATTAGATTTTTCTTTTCGCAATCACACTCTATGCAATCGCAGTTTCTTTGAAAATCATAAAAGTATTTGTTCTTTGTCATAACTCTTCGTTAAAATATTTGTCTATTACTTCTTTGCATTGATCGAACCCTTTGGCGCAAACGGAGTAGTACCCCCTGTCCAAACTGTTGGATATGAACTGCTTTTGCTCTGCAGTAGGATAACACTTCTTGTCTCGTTTTAATTCTATAAATAATCCACAGTAACCCCCTCTCGGCTCGAATATAAGCAAATCGCTTACCCCCCTCAAGTAACCTGTCAGCTTTGCTTTTCGCCTTTGTGAGTGATGCCTTTGAAACTGACCACCCATTGTTGCAGTAAACAATGCATTTGGATATTGCGCTCTTATATAATTTACGATAGCGATTTGTATTTTTTCTTCGCTTACTAATAACTTTGTTCCTGCCATTCTCTAACTCCTTAATTCTTTTCAGATAGTCAACACAGGTAGCTTGTAACGCCTCAACCTGAAGGCTAAGGTCGTCAAGCTCTCTGTTCATACATCTGTGCTGAAATATAAGGTAAATTAAAGCAAGTGTCAAGAAAATCAATACAATAGTTTCCATTAGTCTTTAATTATCATTTCGTCAGCAACTAAACATTGACAGCCATTACAGAAGCCATACTCCTCCCCTATGTCTTGAGATTTGTAAACCTCATCTGTGCAATACTCACAATAACCAACAACCTTCAAGTCTTCTTGGTCTAGTATATCTTTTGAGTTGTGATGTTTAGGAACGCATATGTCCTCAAACCCCCCATACCAATAGTCATGGTCGTAGTCAAAATCATGCTGCCAATAGTATGGGTTGGTAGAGTATTTGTTTTTTCTTTTGCTTTTCTTAAAGCTAATCTCTTTTTTCTCAACATACTTGTGTTCGTATAGATTGCAACCTAGAACATCAATAAGGTTTGATATAAGGTCAAGACAGTTGACAGCATCAAGAAAGTCAACAACTTCTTTTTCGCTGTGTGGCGCATAGTACCCGCTAGACATATTAGCAACACATACCCCTAGACCGTTTAGTTTTAGTTGGTAAACATCTGTCAATGCACCTGATGTTTCCTTGTATTTGTGATTGTTTAGTGTCTGTGATATAGCAAGAGAAAATTCCTCGCTGAACAACTCTACGCCATATATGTTTCTGATGAAGTCATGAGACCCCCTGCGGTCTGACTGAAAGCAGTAACCAACATCCTTGAAGAAAGACATATCTGCTTGTGAACTACCAATACAACCAATCTCTTCGCTGTGGAAGAAAGCACACTTGATAGCGTCTTTTTCTAGCAGCATAGCCAAGCCAATCCACACACCAACCTTGTCATCACCACCAATACCAACTTGTGTTTCTGTGTCGTTGCTAAAAGCAAAAAATACACCGTCTCTTTCGTAAACACCAAAGTCTTGATACATATCGTGAACCGTGTCTGTGTGCGCCACAATACAAGGGTAGTAATCTGCAACACCTTTGGTTACATATACATTGTTGTCCTTAACCTCTACCTTAGCAGAAGGAACATTTTCTGTTACGAACTTTTTTATGTAGGCAATCATTTTCTCTTCCTTGCCTGAAGAAGTTTGAACCGACAAAGTGTCGATTAGTAGCTGTTTGTAAAATTTAGTCATATAGTTTCATTGTTATGGTTAATAATAGTACAAAGATACGAAATAATTTTCATATCTACAAAGTTTTTTACACTTTTATTTTAGAATTCATCAAGGTATTCTCTGATTCTAGTCCTTAATCCTTCCTCATATCTTGGTGTAATTTTTTGTTCTAACATCTGTGCCTCAAGAGTTTTTCTGTCTCTTTTAAGAATGTAAAGGTCATAATAAGCACAAGCCTCAGACATCAACGACTTGAAGTCTTTACTATCGTAATCTGAACCATCTTCAATGTTTTTTGCAACAGAGTTAAGCATCCTGCAAACCTCCATTTTTAAAGCTCCTTTTTTCATATCTATTATTGTTTTAGTTGTTTTGCTTTATTGACAGTAGAGCCTATCTGATTTACATTATCCCTATGCTTTTGATAATCAGTTACAAGCTTTTGCTGTCTTTGTAGTTGTGTTTTAGTTTTATGTTCTTTTAGCCATTGATTCCATGAGCGAACATTAATAAAGCCGCCGCTATCAGAGTTTCTTATACCTTGTTCAAAAGCAAACGCAACCTCTTCCATTTCCATAGAACCATAGAACCTTGAAAGGTCGTCAACAAGAAACTTAGCCATCATAACCACTTGTTGTGTGTCGGGTCTTTGCCCTAACATCATATAGCACTTGCTTAATAAATCTACGCAATCAATATTAAGTTGCTCCAACTCATTGCTAAATCTATACCATATTTGTTTTTTCTTATCCATTGTTTATCATCTGTCTTGCCTCTTGCCAAGTGCTAAGAGATTGTTCCACTTTGCTTTTGTTTGGTGCTTCTGTATTCTTCTCCCAAGTTCTTACAGCAGCCTTCCAATCCTTCATAGGGTTTTTACCTACCTTCCAACCGTTAGAAGAGTAGTAGTCGTAAAACTTCTGAGCATCTACATAGTTGTTTCTTTCATTACAGTAGTCAACAACATCTTCAACATTTGGCTTTACAAACCTTTTAGCTTTAGCTTTATCTTTAACTATAACTATATCTTTATCTTTAACCCCTTCAGGTAGGGTTTGTGAACCCTTCAGATACCCCATAAGATTATATCTTTCTAATAATTGTATTACAGATTTGTGAACATTTGAATTAGGGTTTAGTTCACCATATTGAAAGTCAATAAAGTCAGGAATAAACCATTTGTCCCCACCGTCAAAAGATATTACTTTTTCTCCAAATGATGATGGTAGGTTGTCGTGTGATAACTCAAACCCCACTCTAATAGAAGCTACTTCCAAATCTACCTCCCAAATACCTGCGTGATTGCAGTCGTCTAGTATGTAGAACCAAAGTAGTTTGTGTTGAGGTGATAATTCTCGAACAAATCTTTTCTTCCATTTGTCCGTGTCTGTCATTCTTTTTGCCATTGTTCATTGTTTGATTGGTTAATATTACACAAAGGTATAAATAATTTATTAAATACACAAATTATTAGCTATGAATTTTATAAAAGTCTTTTGTCTTTCCTGAAAAAAGCAGCTCCTTATCATGTGCAGCATTAGGTCTGCCTTTTCTTTCTCCCATAAATATATTGCCCTTTATGTCATCTATCTTAGTAAAACATATTCCATCTTCAAAAGCCCAACAAATTATTACAGGAACACCTGAATCCTCTTGATGTTCCTGTAATTTTTGTATCTTTCTAATGCTTACTATAACAGTTTCCGTGTTTCTTAACAGTTTGTTTGGGCAACCCTTTACCTCAAAGTATGCAACAGTCCTGCCTTTTTTGTTGTGTATTGAATAATCAACAGCAGAAAACTCCCCCATATCATTTTCGTAAAAGCTATACTCATAACAAAAAGTTCTTACAGCGGAGTGCTGTCTTGCCCTATCTTTGTCTGTCTCAAACTTAGGCATCCGTTCGCATAGCTAATATTGCTTGTAAGTTTCTTTGTTTTGCAAGTTTTATTTCTTCTATCAAGCTGTTAATATCTACAAACCCAATCTCTGCTTTTACAAGCTCTGAAAAGCCGTCATACTTTCTTTCGTACTCCTTATCAAAACCAACCAACTGCTCGTGAACTTTGTTGTGGTGTATGCAGGTTGCGTGATTTATTTGAAAGTATTTAGCTATCGTAAGCCAACTTAAATTCAATGTGTTTCTACAAAACGAATATACCATTCTTCTTGCGTCAACCAAATGCCTTTCTCTGCTTTTGCTGTAAAACTCTTTCTCTGTTATATTAGAAACTAAACAGGCTGACTCAACAGCCTGTTTTATCTTGTGGTTAGCTTCTAATAGGTTAATTGCTTTTTCTCCTATATTAGTCATATTTTATGCTTAGTATTTCTAAATCAAATTTTTCTATCATCAACCTAACCTTAAAAGGGCAGGTCGGCATCCTCTTCTGCTGCTACGGGTGTTGAGCTTGGCGTATATGCTTCTGTGTCTATTTTCCAAGCAACAATGTTGTTGTAATAGTTTCCTTCCCAAAGCCTACCATTTATATTGATAGCACAAGTTATGCTGTCTCCAACATTTATTTTGTCTAGCTTTTTAATGTTGTCTTTGTGAGCCTCTAGCTTGATTGCTTGAGGATAGTCTCCACCCGTGTTTATAACAAACTCTCTTTTTCTGAAACCACTAGCAAATTCTTTAGTTTCATACTTTGCTTCTAGTTTTCCTGATAACTCCATTTTCTTACTTAATTTTGTTTAATAAATCATTTTTAGTGCAGTCAATTTCTTGTGCGTTAGCTAAACACTCTAGGTGTTTTACTCTTAGTAGCGATGGGTTTGCTAGGTATTTATCTACCGTAGTTCCTTTTGCTCCTGTAATTTCTCCAAATCTTTTCTTTGTTACTCCTAGTGTTCTCATCAACACCTCAAATTCATTTCTAGCTTTCTTCGACATCTCTTTTATATTTAACGATTACTAATTCTATTCCGAAGGTTTTTTGATAAAGCTCCTCCAACTTTTTATCTTCTAAATTCATATAGGCATCTATAAACCCTTTGTGAATTGCTTTTGGCTTCTTACCACCTGAGTCAGCTACCTGCTGTCTAGTGATTGCTATTATAGCGCCTTCTTTAGTCATTGCGTGTTTATTAACAGCCATACTTAAACATTTTATTAAATTGTTCTCTAGGATCTGTGGGTATCTCGTCTTGCTTTAATATAAATATTAACTCTGAAGCCTCCACCTCTGTCATCTGTAACAAACCCCTTTCTATTTCTTTTAACCTTGATTCAGGATAGGGACACCTGCCTAGCAACCCCTCTATTATGGCAATCTGCGTTAAGCTAATTGGCTCATCACTAAGCAGGTCGTCTATCCAATCCATTACTCTTCAGTCATTTCGTCTTGACCGTAAACCCCTTGCTCATAAAAACCTGTAAGCATTAGAACCGCTCTTGACTTAGCTCGTTTCTCTGCCATTGCAACAGGGAACTTACCTGCAAGACCCATAGTATTTTCATTAGATGATTCGCCAAAACTCTCTACTCTTGTTTGACCAATATCTTTGCCTTTAGTCATAAGGGCTGTACATCTTAAGACAACCCAATCTTTTTGCATCACAATAGGCTCATACTCCAAGTGTATTCCACGATTGCTTACAATCTTATCAATACCCGTTCTTGTAATAATAACAAAGCCGCGCTTGTCTTTATATACATCTTCTTTTACTAATCCGTTAGCTGTAAAAAGTCTTGCTAACGCTTCCTTTCTAGTCTCTTTTTTAATCTCTGACATAATAATTATTTTAATAAGGTTAGTGCTAATGAAATATATCTTAGCTTGTTTGAATAATACTCGTGTAATTCAGCGCACCTAGAATCGGTTTCTGCGCTTTTGTTTTTGTTTATGCAGTCAACCTCTGCATTTCTGTGTAGCTCTGCTTTAATGTTGCAGCTCTCAACTTCCTTACGAATTATTTCCGTAATTCTTTCTTTGTTCATACGCATTATTTTGTGGTTAATAACAATGCAAATATACGACAAAAATTTATACTACCAAATATTTTTTAATGTTTTTTGTAAAAAATTATATATGAACTATCTTACTACCCAAGTCCATAGGGATAAAAATAGCTGTTCTTCCACCATCAAGAACTACACCACAACCTAGTGTTGGCTTCTTTGGAAACTGCTTTCCGTAAGCAAAGGCGTATGCGTCAACATCAATTCCACAACCCACATTCATTCCAAATATTAAATCGTTTCTTGATGCCATATAATTTACACCACCAAAGGAATGACAATGTCCTATAACAGTAGATTGTCTGTTGGCGGTTGCTCTGTTTACAGCAGCTCTTGCTCCACTACTACCTGTTCCGTGTTCATATAAAACACTATCTATCTCCCATTGCAATCTCCACTCCCAACCTTTTGGTGCGTTCCAAATCTCTTCGTAAGATTTCAGGAATCTTTTAGGGATACCTGCTGTGGTAGCTTGTCTAAATGGTAGAGCAGAGTGATTGCCAACACAGACCTTTACATCAGGAAATGTAGCATACCACTTCTCCATAGCTTTTTGCGCTTTTTCAGCCTCGCTTTCAGCATCCATACCTTCGGGTGCTTTTTCATGGTAGCTTATTGCGCAGTTGTCAACCTCATCTCCAATGTGAACAACTTGAGATATAGCAAACCTATCAAAAACCTCATAACAAAAATCTCTGTAACTAGGGTGGCAGAAAGGCTCGTGCGTGTCTCCAATAATGCCAACACCCGAGTTATTCCTGTGGCTTTTAATGAGTTCGTACTCTTTTCTTGTAAGTCTTGGTCTATACTGCTCTTTCATAATGGCGACAATATATAATAAAAAACGAGACTTCCAACAGAAACCTCGCTTTTTTTCTAACCATAAAACAATGATAACTCAGAAAGAGCTACAAAGTTGTTGCAAATATAGTAATATAATTTTGTGATTTGCGAAAAAATAAGAAAATTACTTCTTAATCTTTTCAACAGACCTTCCCCCAAAGTATGCTCCAAAGGCTGTTAGCGCTAATAGTTGCCATAAATCAATCCAACTATCTTTGATTTCTAAGTTAACAAAACCAAAATCAACGAGAGTAAATACGCTAAGAATAATAAGAAGAAAAGCCAAGCTAAGAGGTCGTATAGATTTAGTGAGCCAATTACCCTGCATATCAGCCTCCCAACGCTTTGTAACTTCTTTTTGGATATTATAGTCATAATCTAGTATTTTTTGCTTTATTTCCGACTTTATTAGTTCTTTTTCTTCTGCTGAGGTGTGTATTTTATCAATAGCACTACCAACACTATCAACTAAATCTTTAGCACCACTACTAAATATTTTACCTAAAATACTCATATCTTTATTTTTATCTTTATCTTTATTATATAGGGTTCATAAACCCTTTAGAAACCCTTAAATTTGTTTATCAAAATCTATATATTCAATAGTTACTGATTCACCTTTTTCCATCCTATCACTTACAAGCTTGTAAATTCTTTTGTATGCGTTTGTAGATTTACCTATAAACCCATCTTTTATGATGATGTTATTCTCTTGCGAATCACCCAATAATAAACAACCTGCGGTATGTTCATCAGTATTACCACAATGAAGCAAAATATAATCAAAATTAGGCACATCCATAACTTGCAACATTCCTTTATGAATATTAGGAAAACGCTTACTGTATTTGTTATTAAACCCACCTTCTTTTCTATACTCTATATTATATACACCCTTTGGTATTCTAGTTTCTCCTTTTACCTTTAATGCTCTCTGCTCATCTTCAAGCGTATAACATAAAAACCGAAGTCCAAAGCTTTCGGTTTTTTCAAATAGAAGTCCATTTGTGCAATCTGACTCACTACTAAATCTTAATACTACTAGGTTCATTCTAGCTGTTTTTCTTAATAAACTCTAAGATAATATCTATCTTCTTCTTCATCTCCTCTATATTATCTGCCGCCTTTTCATGATGACGAGAAAATTGGTTTTTTACCTCATAAAGAGAAAAAACAAGAAAACGATATAGAGCATATAAAGCTCCTAACAACAGAACCAAAGGAAGTCCATAACCCTCAATAAGTTGCAAAATCTGTTCCATTACAACTTACAGTATTTACAATAACCCAAACAAGCTTTTTTAAATGTAACAAAATACAAAATAATACAAGCTACTGCTTTTATTTTTTTAATCATTTTTACAGGTTTTAATTGTTGCTAATTCTTTTTCTAATTCTACTATTCTATCTTCACACTCGTTAATTATTTTAATTTTTTTTTCGAGTCGTTTTTCAAGAACAATTATATCTTCGTCTAGTTGTGCTATTTGGCTGTAAGCTATACCCATAGTAAATATAATACCAACTATCCATATTATATTACCAACAGACAATGTTAAGTCTTTTTGTATCATTTACCCTGACCTCTATATTTTTTTTTATAACCGCTTTGTCCTTTGCTTGAGTTTTTGCTATGGACTCCCTTTCTTTTCTTTTTAGGTTTTGCTGTAAAGCTAACCGCTACTTTTCTTGCCATTATTTATTTGAAAAAAAGTAAGTTGCTAAAGCACCAATAACAATAGTCCACAATCCCCATAACGCTCTCTGCATATTTAATCTTGCAGATGTGTTTTTGTTTACCCTTGAAACCACACCATTGTCAGGGTTTAGAAGTTTCTCTGTAAGCATATCTAATTTGCTATCCATCTTGTCTAGCTTATCCTCCATAGAGTCCATTCTTTGTTTCATCAGAGCTATTTCTTGTGCTGTTGTAGCCATTTTATTATAGGTCGAATGTTAATTCTAAAGTTCCGTTCCACCAAATATTTTTACTTCCTGCGGTTTGTTTTGTTATAACTTGAATCAAAACATCATTTTCTGCAAAAGTTAAAGTTCCACTCAATGTCATATCTACTATTGTTACAAACTTACTTCCACTTGCGTGATTTGTTAAGTCTAAAGTTGTTCCTAGCTGAGTTAAATCAACATTTGCTCCCGTATTTGTTGTTACAGATAGCTTAAAAAGTTTTAAGTCCCAATCTGCACTAGCAGAACCACCATGCATAACTCGCCAACCTGCAACTGTTCCTGATGCGTGGCATACAAATTCAGAATACATATGCGCCCACTTCATTCCCTCATTTTGAGAACCGTTTGTTGCGTCTAACGCATCTACTTGAGTGTTAAAGTTGTGGTAGTCAGCAGAGAATTGTTTTGCATACTGATTTCCAACAGCTCCACTTGTACTGTGATAACCGCCTGTTGATATTAAGGTAGAAGAGCGGTTGTTAGACCATTGTAAAGAGCCGCTACTATTTTTTGTTAAAACAGTATTATTAGCTGCTGTGCTAAAACCTTTAGGCACATGAAGTTGGCTGTCATCTAAAGTGCTATGTTCGTTACTTGCCATATTATACTGAAGCTACTAAAATTTCTACATCTACATCATTACTAGCAGGGTTTACCTGAATACTAGCTATATCAGCCATAGTTCCAAAACTAGGAGAAGTATCTGCCTCAGCTAACATTAAATCATCAGGTGCGCCTAAAAGATGAGACTCCCCTGCCGCTAACCTTACTTGATAAAGAGTAGCTGCTCCAACGATAGCCAACTCAACAGGGTTTGTGTCGTCAAGGTTTGTTACTCTAATATATTTAGCATCTTCCAAATCAAGCGCATTGTCAGAAGCAAAAGCGTTTCCATTGAAAGTAGCAATGGTAGTTGTCTGACTTGCTACACACTTTACGATTCTTTTGAACGCTTCGTTGATGTCAGCTATTTCAAGAGTTTTTGTTCCCCCGTATTGAGTTCCACCTAATGATAGCGACTCTGTTAAAGTAACTGTAAGCGTTGCGTTAGTTATTGTACTTGCCATTATTTATTTTTTTTAATAATTTTTATTTCTGTAATTAATTCTTCCTTCATTATATTTAAGAACTTAATTAATTCCTTCTCATCTACTTCACTTTTGTAGCCACCACCACCGTGTCTTTTTCCGCACATCCAAGATCCATCAGGCATTTTATGTTCATATCCATCAGGACATCTAGAGTTTTTTCTAGTGTGTTGTGCGTTGTCAGCTTCTTTCATAGCCTTTTTTTGAGGATGATTTTCAGGAAGCAAATCAGTATCGTGTATGCCACCTTGAAAACGACCTTTTTTCATCACAAAAAGAAAAGAATTTACACGAGCATACGCCCATTGTTCTTCAGATTTTACATTGGGTCTAACCGATTTTCTGTTAGTCCTGTAAGCACCGACACCCCTATCAAATACTTTTTCTAATTTCTTGTAGGTTACTTTTGGATTCCAACTTTTATTTAAATCTTTTACCTCTTCGTTGTGAGCTTCAACCTTAGCTTCTAAACCTTTTTTTACTGTTGGACTAACATTTTTCATATTATCTTTTCTGCCTTCTAGTTTTTTTGTCAACTCAAGTATAACATCTTTCATTCCTTGAACACCAAGATTTCCAATAACACCCCACTTTATTTGCGCCACTACACCTGCTACATTTGATAGGTTTGGCTCTGCATCACCCTTAAACTTTTGACCATCTCTAAAATGACGCTTTGCCCAACTTTCTCTTTCTTTTATCCAAGCTCTAATAGCTTCTGTATCTTCTCCTTTTCTAGCCCTACCCCAAAGCATAAAAGCTTCATTACCACGAATGTTTCCACCCGCTTTCCATATCTTTGGTTGTTGCTCTTTTAGGTTTTTAGCAAACTCATAAGGAAACTGCTTTTCTTCGCTGTTGCGTAAAGAAATCTTTTTGTTGTCTCCTTTCTTTGGAAAATTTGTAGCCATTAGTAAAAAATTATTCCGTTCATCTTTCTAGCCAAATCTCCATCATTAGGAGTCATATAATCACCATCCTTGCCATAAAGAGGATAGTCGTTTGTTTGGTCTTCGTGTGTTATGTAGGCAATCATGTCATCACTCATAACCTGAGCCTTTCTAAATGTGTCAGACTTCATCTGATTAAATTGCTCTTGATTCACAGGAGAGCTAAAGTCAGAGACATTTACAACCAATCCTGCTGATGTGGTGTTGTATTGCATCTCATTCATAACCTCAAATCTAACATACCAACATAGAGCAGGTTTTAGAAAATTAGTAAGTAGAGTGCTGTTTGCAACTGTAAGTGTTGAGTTGTGGTTTTGTGTTTTTAACTCTTCATACATATCCAAACCCAATATAGGCTTTATGTGAGCCAACTCAGCAATATCAATAATACTGTCAGAAATCAAAGCTTGGTCAGTTGCTTGATTTGTAAAAGCTTGAGCAATCACTTCTGATGCTGTAACCAAATTGTTGTATTGTCTTACATTTGCCATATTATGATTCTATTGTTTGTTTCTCTACTCTAATAAGCTGTCTATCAGCAAGTAACATATTACCATCTTCTAAAGGAGCGTAGTCCTTGTTAAGCATTGCCCTTTGCTCATTAATTGTAAGAACCTGCTTAGGGTCTATATCAGACAGGAATGAGATAGGCGGTTCATAAACAACCTTTAAATCTTCCGTGTCAATCCCAAGCTCTTGATTTATTACCCTTTTGATTGGGTCAAGCAATATGTTTGTAGTGTCTTTGATAACGGTTGACATAGCCAACTCGTATGCAATTCTAATCTCACTACCTGTGTTATTCATCTTTCCTGATGAAACAATACCACTCAAGGCGGGTTGCCATCTATGAGCAGTAATAATATTTTGGTCTGTTAACTTCTGTAAATCTAAGAAGTCTCCATCTTCCTTGTTGTTAAGAATTTGTACATCAGTTCCACGACTTTCGTCAGCATTTTTTACAAGGAACAATATCTTTGCGTTGTTTCCTGTGCCTGTTAGGGTGTCTTTTGCAGCTTCAACAAACTTTTCAGCTTCAGCCTCGCCAAAATCTCCATTTACGGTTACAATAGCTGATGGACTAAAGCCGTTTTTAAAAGCCGTGTGATTAAACTTACCTATTTCGTAATCAATCGCTATATGTTCTAAAGCAGCCACATAATCAGGTAAACCATAAAAGTTAAATGTACTTTCGTAGTCTTTATAGTGTATAATAAAACTACTTCCGCCACCACCTATTCTTGGATATATAGGAATTACCTGCTTTTTTTCAGGAGTTCTTTTGTAGTTTTCCCAATCAGGGTGAAAGCAAACGCTTTTTTTATTTTTACTTAATCTCGCTGTTGATGCGTCTTTGTGATAAAAGTTAATACCACCTTCATAAACAACACCTTCAAGATATGCGTTACCATAAGAGTAGTAGTCATCAGCTAGTTTTTTGAAAACATCCTTTAACGACTCTCCGTTAGCATTTATGTTTGTTATAAATGACCTTAACGAATCATTTTCTGTGCTAAAACCACTACCTGTTGTAAATGTAGTTTTTTGTGCTAATACAGAACGGTGTGTTGATGAATGTCTTTTGAGGTCAGCAAGGTATTGAGGAAAAAGATTGTCTTTACCAAATGGTATATACTCCTCCCTAACGAACTCTGTCTGTTTTACCTCTTTATCTACTTTAGGTGTAGATATGTTTACAAAAGCATACTTAGTGTTAAAACTACTCTTTGTCTGAGCTGTCTTTACTTGATTTTGCTTGTGCTTTGGTTTTCTTTTGTTTTGCATCTTCCTTAGTAACGAAATTAGTATAGCCTAAGTCAAAAACACTTTTCAACTCTTTTTGAGTAGCTATTGACCAATCAACAGAGAAACCCTTGAAATAAGTAACTCCTGATTTCTTTTTTGCTTTATACGCCATAACGCAATATATTAAAAATAATACAAAGCTAGGGGATATACCCCTAACCATGTATTAAAAATTATTATTATCCTATTGAAAATGTTCCCGCAGTTACATCAATAGTTACAGCAGGGTCAACTATGTAAGGAAGCTCTCCTGACTGACAAGTGAATGTAAGTGTAGCACCTGTTTCGTCTCCTAAAGCTGCTCCCGTACTCAATTCAACACTAGATAGTCTAGCATACATTTGATTGTGAGCATCAGTTCCTAATCCCGTATGGAATTTTTGAGACAATCCAACAGCGTATGTTACATCATTATAGTCTTGACACATAACAACTAAGTTTTTGTCAGACAAAGCATCTATTGCGCTAAGGTGTGCGTCAGAAAGTTTTGGAATATATGCTGTAACAGTATGTTCAAACAAAATTGTTCCACCTTCTTTAGTACCCGTTGACGATAAAGAACCTGTACCTTGCTTTAATTCAAACAATACACCGCCCGTGTCAGTCAAAGAGTCAATATGGTGGTTTCCGTCTGTATCAAAAGTGATAGCAGAAATATCGCCAAACTCATAAACACCCAAAGCTTTTAGACCGCCTCTAGTCTCCATGTCGGTATGAGCCACCATGATTTTTTCTATTGCCATTTTATTTTGGTTTTATTAGTTAAAAATTAGGGGGAGTATTTCATCCCCCATAATTAAATTCGATTATTAGTAACCTGAAGTTGACATTGCGTTTGGAGTATAGTAAACAGCTAGTTTACCATCTTTCAAAGCACAGCCAACAGAGTAAGCTACACGGAAACGGTATTCTTTGTTATCGTTAGAATACCATTGCTCAACTGAGTTTGAAGCAAAGTCAGTAGCAACAACGAAAGCATCCTTAGTAGTCAACATTGCTCTGTGAGTTTCAGCAGCAGCAGAAGCACCGTTGATAGCAGTAGCGTCAGCAGCTAAAGCAATATCCCAATCTCTACGAACAACAACAGGAATACCTCTATACATTAGTTGTGGCATACCGTTTACTAAAGTTCCGTAACCACCTGCTGCATAACCTGTTCCTTCTAAAGTAACTAAGTAGTCATCAGCAATATCACCTGATACGAAGAATACATGGTTTCCTGCTCCTAATAACTCAGGAGTAGCTGAATCATATAATCCTTGTAAGATTTTAACACCGTTACCTGCAACTAAAGCAGCATCATCAGCCTGAGTTGAAAGACCTGAGTATTCTCTAGTGATAGCGTTAGCAGAAGCGTTGAAAGCAGCTTCAAAGATACCATCATAGATACCGAAGTCAGCATCAGGAGAAGATGAATCTAAAGTAGATAACCATAACTGACGATTGAAGTCAGACTGAACACCTTGTCCGATCAAGTCAAGAAGAATGTTTTTTACAACAGTTCCATCAATATTATCAAAGTCGTGTCCACCTCTCATCAACTGACCTTTCATCTTATTGAATAAAGAGTTTCCTGCGAAAGCAACCTCAGCTTCCATTCTTTTTGGTGTGATAGTTACAGTAGCACCTTTCTCGCCTGTTTCAGCACTAAAGCCTTGAGTCGTGTCATAAGCCTTAGTAATACCACTTAACGCTTGGAACTTATCCAATACGATAGTTCCTGCAACATTTGGCATAACCTCCATATATTGCATATAATCTTGACCTAAGAATAAAGGTTCAAGAATTGTCTTATTTACATCATACTGATTTACAGTAGGTAAACTTGCACTTGTATAAGCCATTTTTAATTGTTTTTAATATTATTATTTTAAGATTGATTTAGCAAAAGCATCCCACTCATTAACAACAGTATCTGCCTCGTTAATTGCAGGGTCATTGTCTGCTTCTACTTTAGTTTCAGTAGCGTTTAATTTTGCAATTTCAGCTTCCATTTCAGACACCTTGTTTTCTAATTCAGAGATTGCAGTCTCTTTTTCAGAAATAATAGATGTAAGTTCTTCTTTCTCATTTGAAAGGTCAGTCAACTTGTTAGTGATTTCCTCGTTATCAGAAAGAACAACTGAAACTTCTTCTTTTACAGGGGCTTCAGCTACTACCTCGCCCTTAACAGCGTTAATGATTTCTTCTTTAACACCGTTGAACCAAGATTTTAATTCTTCAGTCATTTTACTTTTCTTAATATTAGTAATTAGTTGTAATCTGTTATTAACTTCTTTACTGTCCACATTAGTGAATTTAGAGAAGTCAAAACTAGCCGCTACCTTGATTGGCTCTGTTATTGTATCAATAAAGCCCATCTCCTTAGCTTCTTGACTTGTCAGCCAAGTTTCTTCATCCATCATATTTGAAATAGTCTCTTCTGAAAGTTGAGTCTTTGACGAATATATGTTTACAAGTTCTTGTTTGATTTTATCAAGTAAGTCAGCGGTCTTACGCATATCCTCTGCTCCACCCATTGATTTGCCAAATGGATTATGAATCATAAAGAAGCCGTTTTCAGCCATCTCTATGTTGTCTCCTGCTAACGCTATAATACTAGCAATAGATGCAGAAAGACCTTCAATCTTCACATTAACATATCCCGTGTGTGAACGAAGAACATTGTAAATAGCAAGTCCATCAAAAACGCTTCCCCCAACAGAGTTCATTCGTATTACAATATCCTTACCTCCTACTGACTTTAGGTCGTCTATAAATTGTTTGGCAGAAGTTCCGTAATCTCCAATTTCATCATAGATAGAAATTTCCACAGAATCTGCTAAGTTCTGAAAGTCATACCAATTGTTCATTTTGCAAAAATAGATATAGCAGTTTTTTTGATTACGAAAAAGTTGGCAGAAACTATCTAATGTTGCTTTTTGCTCTAAACTTTTTTCTTTTTTTGTAAACTATGTTTTGCGCTGTGCGGTCAGATATGTCGTATTTGATAGATAAGTCCATAAAGGTGTAGGTTATATGTCCTTCATTATCTTTTAGTATTTTATGAAAGTCATTCAAAACCATAAAGTCCCTTAATGATATAGGGTCAACAAGACCTCTTTCAATCAAGAACATCAATACATTTTTGATTCCTGCATCTTCAGAATATCTAGCCTTGATTTGCTCGTAGGCAATATTGATAAATTCCTCTACGATTTCAAGTTTATTCTGTCTTTTAGCCATACGACAATATATCTAATTACGCAAACAAAGTGTAAATGTTTCAAACAAGTTGCTAACAAACAAGTGTTAAAAAGATGCTTGGCTTTGTAGCGCTGATACCTTGTTCTGCGTTGTGGTTAAATCACTTTCCACAACGACAACTTTAGTAGAGCCACCCATAGCGCTACTTATCATTTGTTGAGCTGACCTAATAGTTCCACCTAAAGCAAACTTTTCTCCTGAGTTAATTAAGCCACCGTCAGCAAACTTTACACCATTTCCATTGTATGAATTGATAGCTGATAGTATTGGTTTGAAAGCTGCTGTTGAGCGCTTGTTGATTATAGCTTCGCCTCCTTCTGCTTCCATTATTCTACCACCAACAGCAAACTTTACACCGCCATGTGCGTGTGATGCCCCCTGAAACATTCCGCCTCTTGTTAATCCACCTCTTTCAAGTTTTTCCATCCTGCTCTCTCCCGTTTGAGTTGTACCTCCTTCATCACCACCTCCTTTAAGAGCTACAAGACTAGCAATAAGAGGAGCAACCGCAGCAGCCATCATAGCTATACGGGCAAAAGCGCTGAAGGGGTCTCCACTTGCCGCTTGTTTTGTGATAGCTGCTTTTGCATCAATAATACCTTTTATTGCACTAGCAATAGACGCAGCTTTGGTGATAGCGATACCCGCTTTTGCAGCAGCAGAGTTTTTACCCATCACCTCACCTATTTGTGATAGCGAACTACCAATCGTCATTGCGTTGTCTATGTTAGCTTTTATGAGTTCAGATTTTTCTTTTTCAGCATCCTTTGTTTGTTTTAAGTCTTGTTTAACCATAGATGACCTAACCTTAGCTAATTTTTCTTCTAACTCTAATTTTTGCTCAACAGTCAATCCTTCAATCTCTAACATAGACTTTAGATGAATGACTTGCTTTTCAAAAAGCATTTGATTCAACTCGTCTTGAGTTTCAATCTCTCTATCCGCAAACATTTGTTGAGCCACAAGAAGAGACTCTCTCATGTCAATCTGTGCTTGAGCTAAAGCATCTTCTACGGGGTCAGAATCGCTTTCAGGAGTAACAGTCTTGCCACCTCCACCATTATTTATATCTAAAGAGTTTCTGAGTTTTTGTAGCCTTTCTAACTGAGCCTTTACAAGCTTATACTGACTTTCCCAACTTTTTGCATCACCAATAAATATTTTTTGCAACACACTATTATCTTCTTCTTCTGCTGCTCTTGATGATTCAGCAAACCTATCTCTAAGAAACTTAGCCATTTGGAGAAGGTCATCTTCGCTCATTGTTTCTACGCTTTTTCTCAAAGCCTCTTCAACCTCTTCGTTGGAAGCTATAACATCATTAACATAACCTGTCTGTTCATCTCTAACCCTTTTCATTAACTTCATCCTTTCAAGGAATTGGTCATATACTTTGCTGTCTAATAGCTCTTGCTCCTCTCTAAGTTTTTGATTTAATCTTTCTTGCTCGTCAGCAGCGTCAGAAGTTCTGTCCCTAAAAACAAGTAATGCAGATGCAGCAGCCGTTAGCAACCCAACAACAAGCCCTATTGGATTTCTCTGTATCACAACATTCATTATTCTTAAAGCTCTATTTAGCCTTAATGTTGCTGTACCCCACGCGTTAGTTGCAACGGTTATTAATCTTGTTGTTATTAGCGCTGTGTTGGTGGCCACTTTAAAAGCTACTATACCCGCTGTACCCGTAGCTAAAATTTTAATAAAACTTTTTAAAACATTAGCAAACCTTTTTAAACCACCTTCGTTTTGAGCTAACGAGTTAAAAAACTCTGCTAACTTATCTATATTTTGCTTTAATGAATCGCCTATACCGCTACCACCAACAAGGGCGATTTTTAATCCATCAAGTGCTGATTGAAAGCGAAGCATTGCTCCTTGTAAAGAGTCCCCAACAGTTCCCGCCATATCTGCCGCAGCACCATTAGCGTTTTCAAAAGCAATTATTTGACTTTCAATAACATCAACACCTTTTACCATTGTAGCAAAAGCAGCAACCTGCCTTTGGTCAACAACAGCCAACATTTTTTCTACATCAACACCCGCGTCTCTTAATTTTTTTAATTCAGCTACA